AAATCAATAACTTCGATACCCCCATCGGTGTAGTGCGGTGGGTGGTTAACTACGTCGGGCTTAGGCTCAAACTTAGGCATGGGTGGCAAGCTTGTCATGTCTAATTTAATTACCTTTTGTGGGCGACCACGCCGCACCTTTAGGGATGACAAGTCCGCACCACTCGCAAGTAGTTTCTTTACTATCCACTTCTGCTTGTAGGCTGTCTGCTTGTTCACTCCTGTTGCCTTCATCACTTCCGCTGCCGAGGCGTTGGGGTGTTTGATCAGGTACGCCTTCGCTGATGGCTTCGCCATACATTTCTCCTTTGGTTATTACATATAGTTCAAGAACCTCGCGCATCTTAGTCGTGCCGTTTTCGAAGTTCTCCTTGAAAAACTCAAGAACATATACCGGTATGCGTATGCTCGTGAGCACGTGCCGAGGCTTTTTACCGAGACCCCGTCCTCGTCTTGCTTTTACTTCAGTAGACATAACATTGTTAGGTTCATGTGTTCTTCTCCTTCAGCCTTGCCTCCAGTGCAGCCACCATATCTACAACATACGGTACATTCGCTACACAAAGTTCTCTAGCTTCTTCTTTGGTCAACCCTTTCCATTCGCGCTGCTCTAACTCTTTCCCTGCTTCCATGCCCATCTTGTAAGCGTCATCCCAGCCGTTGGCATTGACAGATGCCGCATCCCAACCACGCGAAAACGCTTGCCAGTGCGAGGACTTCTTGATCGTGTCCCAGTCGTACTCAACGTAGCGATTAGATTCTTGCATCCACATAAGCCATGCTTCTTCTTTAGTCATCAAACACCCCTATCAAAGCAGCGCAGCTACCCCCCGCGCACATCCAAACACCATCCTGCCAACCTAGTGCAGCACACACCACTATGCCGCCAATGCAGACGTAGAGTAAAAAAGGTTTGTTGCTAGTCATAACCCACCCCGCAACGCCCACTCTTTCGCCTTCTCTGTCATCCACAAAGCATCCATACGACTCATTTTTGATGAGCGTATAACCAACTCGCCCTCATTGTCGTACCCGATAATCAACACATCCGTAAGCGACTCATTCAAAGCAGACTGCAACGCCTGTTCTGGTGTGTAGCTTGTCGAAGCTGGTAGTGCGATTACGTTTTGGTTGTTCATGGCGCACCTCTCTCGCGGATAGTGAAGGCACAACTTACCCAAGAAGCATCGACTCGTTCACCTTCAGCCTCACACACCTTCGCACATGCCTCGCGCTCCGCTGCTGCGACTAGGTTGGCAAAGCGTTCAAGCACATCAGATGTAGCAAACACTTGTACGTCATACGCATACTCAGGACTTCTAAACGGCGTACACCCAGCCTCCCGCGCCATGCGGGTAATGTCATCTTTGTTCATCGCTCCTCCGTGTATCTGTCTTATAGCTCTTGTATATGCTCACCGCTTTGCGATCCAGACAGGCTCGGCAGACCCAACGTGATACGCCACGTGTAACCTTGCGCTCTCCACCTTCTACCGAACGAGTTGCTTGGCAGCTTGTGCAAAACTTAGTATCCACTAGCCCCCCTACCGCTTAGCCAACGCGCCAAGTTTTGTCGGCGTACCTACGATGAACAGCGTTTCAGCAGCGGTCTTGGCTTGCTCGTCAGTCATGTTGTTCAGGTCGATGGTCTCGCCGAACTGCGTAGTCACCACAGATATGTCACCCATGATTGCTTTGTTAGCCTCAAGGAACGCTTTGATCTCTTGTCGGTAGTTGATTTCGTCACTCATGTCATCCTCCTTTTACTAACTTAAACATATCGAGGTAAGCTTGTTTGCTTTGCTCGTGCGTATCTGCATACACCATGTCAAATGCAGCTTCGTAGACCTTAGCTAACTCCTTTAACACCGCAGCTATCTCTAGATCGTTCTCGCCCATCGGCATCTCAAGCAGTGAATTCGCAAACCGCTCAGCCTTTCTTGCAATTACCATTGTGCTTCTCCAACCTTATACGCAAGCTTCCTTATTTCTTTGACCGGCATAGCAGTTGCGTCATGCACAGCGAGGATGAAGTCACCTGTTGCGCCTCTAAGCCCACTACGCACTTTGCTAATCGTAGCGGGGCTAACCCCTATCAAGTTAGCGAGTCCTCGGTCGTTCGTCGCCCACCCCTTCGCTATCAAGTAGTCGAGTAGCGGGTGCGGGTTTAACTTCGGTCTGCCGCAAGGATTGCGTTTTAATATGCTCATTCATAATCTCCTTACTTATTGGTATGTGTCGTTCTTCTTCATCGTTAGCTGCCCACCATGCAATTACAAACATTAGTACAACAGCCAGAACTATGTCGGGTAAGTCTCTCATGGCTAACCTCACGTTTGTGATTGATCATCGACTACAACATACACATCATCTGTACATTTGAAACCCGCACCACCCACAAACTGATTAGGCTCTACCAGCTTAAGTAAGCCTAGTGATCTACGCATGTGCTCAGACAAGTTTTCGTGCAGTAGTACCTGTATCTTGTCGCTCGGGTCTTGTACGATATATTTACCATCGCGAATAACTACTGTCAAGAGTTTTGCTCTCCGCACGAACTCCGCAATCTCCATGTCCTGCTTGTATATGTTTAGTTGTTCTAAAGTAAACGGAAAGGTAGCAGTGCCATTTATCTTGCCCCATAGCTCGTCGATGTTCTCAATAACGTAGTCCTCCAACCCCTTCATCACGTTCGCTACGCTGTTTCTGTATGTACGCGAAATATCTGAAGCTCTACTCATTAGTTGGTGATTAGCCTTCTCGTATGCCACATCCATAACCTCACTAAGCGGTGGCTCGGTAAACCACTTCTTTAGTATCTTTAGTGCTACGTTCTGCTTAGATGTACGCTTGCTATCCCCACGCTCAGCTGCACGTCTGATGCGGTCATTCCTAAACTCCACGGCATCCGAGTTGTAACTCCAACCACTCAGTTCAATCTTACCTAGTAGCTGATCACGCTCGTCACGCACTTCCATCTTATGTGTCATGTAAAACTTAGTCTCGTGCGGGGTACTCGTGTCGTGCATTCTGATGGTCACGAACTTCCATCGCGGGTAGATTAGCGCGGCATCCATGATGAACGCCATAGCTTTTGGCAGGATCAAGCGTTGACCCGCTGGTAGCTCACGCTCTACCTTGTCAGACATAACAATGTTAGGTGGTGCTTTGCCATCGTTAATTTGAATCATTGTTGTTCTCCTTGTTAGTTAGTTCTAAGAATGGTAGGAACTTGCGGTAGCGGTTGCGCTCAACCTTCTCGCGTGTCTCGTTGCGTTGGATGAACACCTCTGGATGCGCTGCTAGTAACAACTCAGATATATTCTTGTTAAAGGTATCCAGCGTCATGTAGTACTGGTTGCTCTCAGTATCCCGACGCAGGTAGCCAAACGAAGCCGCCGCCCAGTTCAGCATGTGATTCCACTCTGCATAGTCACCGTTACGCACTCGGTCAAGAAAGAACCTATGCAACCGGCGAGACTCGACCACGTCACCTCGCCTGTACCAACGCTCCTGATCAGGCACAGTCAGCGACCAGTTGACGCGCTCATGCCATTGCCTCTCCACGCTGGATGAGCCTATGTTCGCCTTGTCAGATAAGTAAGCCATCATGTCCATCATGTGATCAGTCTGGAACGCGCATTCGCGCAGCTTGATCGCCCCGCTTGCAAACTTCATGAACGGAATCATCGACTTACGAACGGCGTTCATCTTTGTGCGATCCACTAAAAGCACTGTACCTACGTTGTCATTACTAACGAGCTTAAATGAGCCATCATGAGCCACCTCTAACATGGTGTTCTCCCCGATTCGAATCTGCCTTGTGTCACTGCCCCTGATCTCCAAGCACACGTCACGGTCATACACACCTGCGGATACACGGTGTATACCTAGCACATCCCTTATGAACGTAGCCGTAGTGCTGGTACTCCATTGCTCTGGCACATGCAACCTAACTTTGTTATCTGGGTAAAACGTAACCACGTTGGTGTCGTACAGCTTGCACACCATGTTCCCCGCAGCATCTTGGAAAATCTGCATGTAGTTCTTACGCCGATCCCCAATCGGGCGCTCATCCATAGCCCGCCCACGAATGGGCGCGATGTTGCGCCAATGCTCTAGTGCTGCTTTGTGATCACGAAGCCACGGAATCCCTGTGTTTTTAAGCCCGCCATACATAAGCACCTCCAAAGATAATCATCAAACATGCGCCAAGAACGCAGCCCAAGATTGCACCTAGCAGTACTGCTGCTATTGCAAGCCACTCTTCGTTATCCATACGCCTCCCCCTAGTTTGGCTAGTTGATGCCCCGCCATGTAACCTGCTGCATGGCACTTACCCATCATCTCGCTAGGCACGGTCTCATCTCTGAAATACTCCATGTCTTCGCCGCAGTCCCACAGTTGCTGGTCGGTTACGTCAGCGTCGTGCCGCCCTGAGAGTTTGTGCTCAAGGCCCAAGTAGTAACCACGTAGCCACGCATCCTTGTCCTCGTCAGCGAGGTTGCCACTCTTCCAGTACGCCCCGCCTTCACGCTTAGCCCAGCTTAACCACGCTTCGTATGCCTCTTGTGCTTTCTTTTGTACGGTCATCTTGTTCTCCTTACCATTCAAATTTGTCGAGGATTGCATCCACTCTTGACTTCACGCTATGCCGCACCTCGGGTGACTCTTTGATCCCGTCGATGTCTACACCTAACATTGTTAGCTCTAGCTCACGCCGCGCTTGCTCTAGCTTTGGGTCGTTCGTAATGTTTAGCTTAGTAAGCAGACCACACAACGCTTGCGCGTTAGTCACCAGACTGTCGTGATAACGCTTTTTAGTTTCATCGCTACCATCCTTTGCGTCAGTTAGCTTCTCGCTGATATGCGTAAGCTCTTCATGCAAACGCTTCCACGGCTCACGCATTGCACGGTCAAGCCGCTGCTGAAAGTCGGCTTCGTAAGAGCGTGATAGTTCCGCAAGCTCTTCGCTTGCTACGTCTAAGCGGAAGTCCCCCGCTTCTGGTAATGGCGAGAACACCAGCTTGTAGCCAAACTTTTCCTTGACCTCCTCGATGGTCGGGTAGTCGTAAGGGTTGAACATCGACTGCAAGTGTGTCTGGGCTTGCATAACAATGTTAGGGTAGTCGTTGTAGAACTTAGACAGCAATGATTTGAAGTGATGCTCCATCACGTTCATGTGTTGCTTGTACTCTAGTACGTGGGAAGTAGGTAACAAGCGAGCGCCCTTGTGTGTCCACGGCAAAGTCTGTCGGTTATGAAACTGACGAATCTTCGCAGCGTAGTCGCTGATCTCCTTGCGCAACGATGTACCAGCGGTGAGGTTCTTGTAGACCTTCGCCGCATCTGCTGTTGCGTTGTTACGTACATTGACATCATCGGTCGCGTCGCGATCAACCTTACTCGCACCCCACACCGACACGTTCAACTCCACCAGTACTGCACTTGATGAGATACCCATATCAATTCTCCTTAAGTAGTTTTAACCACATCAACGCTTCTTCTTCGGTCAAGTCATCCTTGATTGCCTTGTTCCAATCTCGGTTCTCATGTATTGACCACTTACCATTCAAGCCTTTCAGCATGTAGTAGTTCCTCTTGTTGTGATCTAACATTGTTAGTCCTCCGGTTTACCTGCCAGCTTGTACATGTTGTACGTCTCGTCGCTTAGGATTCGCATGGTAGGTGCATCGGATGCGTTGTCCGCATACACGTGGTGTGTGTAGTGCGAGTCTCTATCCTCGGTCTTGCTGTGCCACTTCGCCTCGAACCGCTCGGCTCGACCAAGCATCTCAGCCAACGCCACCGCATCTTTAGCGTTAAGTACGTAGCTGCGATAGCCAAGCTCAAGAATTACTTTGCTCATATCAACTCCCTGTGATGTGAATAGTTTTGCCAACTGGGGCAACGTCAGAGTTGCCACCCACGATAGTCCAGAGAACCGGACATTCCCAGTCTCCACCCCAATCCGAACCAACCCACCCATCGGTGAGCATGATGACGCACTCGGGTTTAATCGCTTTATCCTTGATGTACTGCGTAACACACGAAGGGCTTGTGCCACCACCTCCACGTGGTTTCGTACTACTAACAATGTTAGAGACGGTAAGCTCGTCATACTCTTCATGCGCGGCCACCTCACTATCCCAGTACAGCAAGTCAACGCGCTCAGGTCGAACCTCATCGGCGATTCCCTTCACTTCAGAAAGGAACTCGCTTAACTCCTTGCCCCCGATAGACCCAGACGTATCTATACCGATCACGATATGACCTACTCGTTCTCCGACCAACGTGGGCAGGTACGTATCCCCTGCGAGGAATCTGCGGTTTACTCGTCTCCATGATGAAACATCCTTTGCGCTACAGATTGATTTGACGAACTCGCGCAGCACTTCACGCCAGTCCACTTTAGGGTCGATCAGGTCTTGCAACTCGCGATCAATACCACCAGCACCATTGCCTACTTTCTTAGCTGCAATCTGGCCTTGACGGATAGCTCTGTCGATCTCCTTCGCTAGTTCTTCCTTCTCCTGATCAGTCATGCCCTCGGCATCATCCCAACCATGTTCATCGAAGCCCTCGCCACCACCTTGATCCCCATACTCCTCTTTTAGTGAGTCGTAGACCTGCTTGACGTGCATGCCCCGATACTTCTCATCGAGTAAGCCGTACACCTTGCCATCCTTCATCGGCATGCGGATATACGCACCGTTAGGGTCGATGTCTTTCAGCTTCAGGTTAATCACGTAATCACAGGCTGCGTTAGTCAGACGCGGATTCTCATCTGCCAGCTTCTTCCACGTTGTGATGTGCCGGTATATCTTGTGCATACACTCGTGCATCACGACGAACGCCAACTCCTTCTCGTCTAGCTCGCGAATGAACTTGCGCCCATACACCTCGTCACGTCCGTTGGTGTACGCAGTCGGAGCATCGTCACTCACCTTCGTCTTGCCCACCATCATCACGCCCTGATACAAAGCGAATAGCTTGTTACGCATAAGCGCAATCTTGACCTTCTTGAGCTTGCGCTCGTCTTTGTCCTTGTCGGTATCTAACATTGTTAGCTCCTCCTATTAGAGTAAGTCCTCGTTCTTAGCCACCCAGTCAGAGAACGCCTTGCAGCTGAACGCCACCTGTTGCTTCGGGCTCTTGGCTATGTTGATAGCAAAGCATGCTTGCCACTCGGCATCAAACCGCTCGATGTATTGCATGAAGGGCGTGATGGTCTTGTTGTCTACCTTCTGGATAGCACCGTAAGCAATGATGGCGCATGCACCTGCACTCGTTGGCACAGTCGCAGTCATTGGGTTAGTGATGGTCTGCTCCCACGTTGGTAGCTGATCCGAGAAGTCGATGTAGGCTTGGATGTCACGTGCCGCCGCCTCGCCCACCGCACCGCTCATCGCAGCGATCAGTGTGTCGCTATCTAGTTCTTTGCGAATCCTAACAATGTGAGATACACGCTCCAACGATCTACCCGACACGAAGCCTTGCTGCTGCTTACGTGGGTTGAAGATGTACGGGTTCTCAGCTTGCCCACCATCTGTATATGACGCGAAGGCATGCGGGTACTGCTTAGCCCAAGCAATCACCTCGGCCTCGATGTCGTTGTTCAACGCCCAGTTAATCCACTCCTCGCTGTCGGGCTTACGCACAGTCAGCGGAATGATGCGGTTACGGGAGTGAGCTGGGAGCTGATCACCTACGCCATCTGTGGTTAAGTTACCAGTCAGAAAGATGACGGAATCAGGATGCACCGGCACGTCACCCAAGCGAGGGCTCGTTACCTCAAGCAAGGGGTGCAGCATGTTCTTGATAGGTTGTGCGCCTTTGGTGTACTCGTCGAGCATGATGATCACCGGCTTGCCTGTGTGCATCTTGAAGCGAGCATTGGGGTAGTAGCGGGTGGTCTTGGTCTCGTGGTCGATCACCGGCATAGCGATGTCGCCCAAGTCCATGTTAGGCACGTCGATGTACGCCACCTCATGTGTGGGTAGCTTGGATGCGAGCGCTTTAATAAGTGTTGACTTGCCAATCCCCGGCTCGCCTTGCAGCATGTAGCGGTTCATCGGGGTACGCAGGATGATGCTTGCGGCTTGGTCGAGTGTGACGGTCTTGCCAAAGTTAATTTCAGACATGGTTTCTCCTAGTTGATTTGCACTTGGTTAGATGTGTTGCTGTTGCTTTGCTACGCCTAACATTGTTAGGTTTTTTCTTTGTCTGCCCTTGTTTACGCCCCCTCTCATGTGAGTTAATTTCCCAGTTTCATATATTATAACAGAATTACTTGACAATGTCAAGAGTTTTCGCAGGTCTTGTACGCACGAGCGGGCTGTCACGTCGTCCGTTTTCTTCTTTGCCAGTAGCTTAAGAAGCCTAGCTACCTCGGCGTAGAACGGGTTTGCTTCGGGGCTCATTGCACTTTCCCTTCGCGGTCGGGTGCGAACACCTCCTTCATCGTCGAACGCTTGGCGTATTCGTAGTCTGACACCAGCATGTGCAGGAACTCGCAGTCAGGGTATTGCTTTTGCAGTTCACGTAGTAACGGCTCCTCACTTTCCGATACGAACGTACCCACCAAGTAGTCTGGATCGCCCATCAGGTTCTTCTTGACGTTATAGCAACGGTGCAGCATGGTGCTCACCTCAGTCAGATCATCCTCGTTGAAGGCATACACCGGCTCAAGGTTGTAGGCTTTGGCAAGTGCTTCCGCTTGCGCCCACACGTCAGGCCACGCCTTGTCGAAGTCAGCGTCGAAAAACCCAAGCGGATAAACCCGCCCATCATCCATCAAGTAAGACCAGAACTCTTTGCCGTTCATATCACCCCCTGATATACAAGCATTAGCATTACCGCGAGCACAACCCCGCAGACCCACTCCACCACGTCATACTTATCCATAATGCTCCTCATTTTTTCCCATTGACCATGCCGTCTCGATGATCCGGCGCACATCGGCCTCGTTGTACTCCACAGGGGATAGGTACATCGGCTTGGCTCTGTCCATGTCACTCGCTGTGAACTCCAAGGCAAAATACCAAGTGCGCACATCCCACCAGCCATGCTGCGTCATGCGATACACCCCCCTGACCTCCTTGTTGCGCCAGTCCACGTAGTTCCACCAAGGGTTCTCGTAGTACTTATCCGCTTCAAACTTCCACGTTAGCCGCATCACCTCCTCCTAACATTGTTATGTCCTTGCTGTGATCGCCCGCCAGTCTGCGCAGCTCTAGCGCGACGGTATTGAGCACCACGTGCAGGGCTGTGTACGCACCGATCTTGTCGGCTTGGTTTAGTGACTCAATGCCCATGTAGGCATACTTCAAAGCCTCTTGCATGTTCTCTGCTGTACCGAACAAGCCCACTTCTAGGCTCTGGGCGAAGTTAAGCACTTCTGGTTTTAGGTCTTTCATGTTGTCCTCTTTGGGTTGAGTTGTTTCAGTTGTGATAAGTCGCTTATGAACATGTAGTTGCTTTTGTTTAGTGGTGCGATGGTATGCCTTACTTGCCTTGCCGCCTCCTCGCCGCACCCTACGCAGGTAATGAGCACCTTGTCTTTGATGCAACGCTGCGCTCTAACGTAAGGAACCTGCTCCCACGCACAGGCTTGGCATATGTGCTTCGTGTCCTCGTCTAACATTGTTAGGTTTCTCCTCTCATTAGTAAGTACTGCAGCTTCAGGTCGTTGCGTAGTTGCTCTTCTGATATGTCATCTTTGTCGATGTACCTGTCCTCGCCTTTGGTGTTATTGGTGTGCATAACTAACCACTTATTCCCTACGTCGCGGTACGTAAGAACCCACGCTTTGAACAGCTTGTTATCTCGCAGGTCGTTCCACACCACACCATCAGGGTCGGGCTTGCACCGTTTCCAGAACACATCGCTCATGGTTTTAGTTTTGTCTCAAATGGCTTGTAGTTATCTTCGTAATAGTAAGCCTCATGTTTAGTAACCCATTCCTCGTATAGCTTGTCGAGATAGTCCTCGATCTCCTCCTCGCTCATTTGCTGGTCGAGTGGGTGCTGCTCTTGTTGAAGCATGAGTTCGTCGTGGTAGAAACTCTTTAGTCTGCCCATCACATCCTCCATCTAACATTGTTAGGTTTTTTGTTGCCAGTAAATCCGCTTTTGTTAGGTTTTTCTTTTATTATAACACATTTTCTTGACAATGTCAAGTATTTTGGCACTCTGAGTGCGCACGGGGTATTGTTAGGTTTTTGTGTTGTAAGGAAATTGATATTGTTAAGAAAATTGCGTTAGGTTGTTAAGTTTTGGGAAAAGCAAAAGCTAACAAAACAAAAACGCTGAAAACCCGCATAAAACCTCACTTCTTTATTATTATTTTATTATTCTGTTATATTGTTAAGTTGTTTTAGGAATTATGCTACTACCCGACTGTCAAGAGTTTCACTTGCGAGGGGGCTCGGTCGCTCTCAGTTTTTATCATACATGCCGAAAAAACCCTAACAAATTAACAAAGCAACCTAAGTGCTTGATTACGTTGACTTTGTATTGTAATGTTGCTGTTATGTTAAGCCCAAAAACCTAACAATGTTAGGCCAAAAAACCTAACAGACCGCCGAGCGACCCCGAAAACTATCATTATGTTAAGGGTTGACAAGGCATCGCTAAACCGGTATGCTGCGTGCAGCATACCGAAAACACGCCGCCGAGCGACCCCGAGAACTATCACCAATAAAAACCTAACAAAGCATATCAAAGATATAACATTGTTAGGTTTAACAAAGCAAAACAAAAAAGCCCTCACGATGAGGGCTTTCTACTTCAGAGGGGCTTTGTTATTCGGAACCCAACATCCGCCTGATTTCGTTTCGGTATCAGGGAACCGAGTATCTACTTATCCATAAAACCCAAACCAATCACGGCGAAAAAAACCATTAGCAAAAAGTAAATTGACGCTGTTATCATTTTGTTCCCCTAACATTGTTAGAGCGGGGCTTTCGCCCCGCCGGTTGATTACTTGCCGATCTTGATCATTCCAAGATTCACGCCAAGAGCTTCAAGTGCTTTGCTAATATGCAACGATGCAGACTTTTGACCGGTAGACAAAAATGCTTTGTCTTTTTCGCAAACTTTGTACAGCGAGGTCAATTCTTCAACTAAGCGCAACTGCAAGGGGCGAGGGGCGTTGATATTCGCGTTGCCGGTAGACTCACCCTCGGCAGGTTTCGCATCTGCTACCGGCTTTACCTCACCAAACAAACCCCGATCTTGGGCATCAGCCAGCGCGTAACCCTTAACATCAGCCCAGATTTTGTGCGGGTTGCTATGCTCGATTGATTTCAAATCTTGCATCAGGTTTTGGCGCTCGGATTCGATCAGCGGGGACTTCTCGGCGTCTTTTGCGTACCATGCGTACGTCATTGTGTTATTGAGTTCGACGGCGTATTTCTTTTTCGCACCGTATGATCCGCGCTCGCTGATAACAACCTCTTTGCGCGCTTCAATTACTGACAGGGGGAGGGCTACCGGTGCGACAGCAGGGGCAGGGGTGGTTACTTTGTTTTCCATGACTCATTTCCTTTTCTAACAGGTTGAACTACTTAGGGTTTATCGCATCATCTCTGCTGCGATGGGCCAATTATAACGTATCACAAAATAATCTAATCGAATCTGGTAAACAGAATGAAACTAACATTGTTAGTATCGTTTTGATAACACCCCCCTCACCCACCCACCCCCCAAAAACAAAAACGGGACTCCGACGCCAGCTACTACACACTAATCTGCACAGTCGATATCGCATTTCACGTAGCAACGTGTCCGCCAAAACGTACTTTGCTTAGCTGTATTAAACTAACCGCAGGGGGTGCTGCTTCTTGTTAAAACAACAAGGAACGTCAAGGATAGACTAAGTAGTACCCCCACCCCCCTCGTAAAAACGCAAGTAGCTAGTAAAGTGCGTTTTGCGAAACCCCCCCGTCAATGGTACCTAGACCTCCTTTACAAAACGACACTACACTGATATAAACGCGCCCATACCCACAACGCGTGGTGCTAAATGATCAAAGTGGAGCCGACAACGGAGTTCCCACTCCCATACGACACTAGCGATGAGAAGCCTAAGACTTTTCACGATGAGTTAGCTATTGCCGCAAATACGGCAGATGTGCTTCAACAGCTAGGTGCCACCATCGACTTGAGCCCGGAAGACTTGGATCAGGTCAAGGAGCTGACTGAGTCTCACAACCGCAAAAAGGCATCCGTCGCTCTCCGCAATCCCAGCACCGCGAGCGCTGCGTCGATGTTCTTGAAGTCGTACGCCAACCAAGTAGCCACCGATGTGCACGAGGTGCGTAGCGCTATTACGGCAAAACTGATGGAAATCGCAAACTGCGGCGACCCCCGGTATGAGCTAAAAGCCTTGGAATTGCTAGGCAAACACAGCGATGTCGGGTTATTTACTGAGCGCAGCGAGATCACGGTTACTCACAAGAGTGCAGATACTTTAGAAGCTGCAATTAAGGAGCGTATCAAGCGCTTACTTAATAGTGACGTGGTTGACGTGGTCCCCCTAACGGAGTCTCTGGATACTAAGTTAGGTATAGTGGAGATGCAAGGCGATGCGCGTAGTCGGAAAATCGTGAACGAGGCGCTAGACCCCATCGAGGAAGACGGGGACGAGGAGGAAAATGAGCCTCCAAACTGACAATGTTGCGCTTTTAGACCTGTTGAAAGTGCTGCCCAAGCTGTCTGAGCAGGAGATGCGGCAGGTCTTGTTTGAGTTGGACACGCTGGAGACGATGAAAGCTAAGGAGCTGCAGCGTGACAAGTTCCTAAAGTTCGTCGAAGCGGTGTGGCCTACGTTTATTGGAGGGCGACACCATGCGAGGATGGCTGATGCGTTTGAAAGGGTGGCTCGCGGAGAGTGCAAACGACTCATCATCAACATGCCACCACGGCACACGAAGTCAGAATTTGCCTCATACCTGCTGCCAGCGTGGTTTCTGGGCAAGTTTCCTCACAAAAAGGTGATTCAGACCGCCCATACGGCGGAATTATCGGTGGGTTTCGGTCGAAAAGTCCGAAATTTGGTCGATTCTGAGGTCTACCGCAACATTTTCCCTAATTTGTCCCTGTCTGCCGACTCAAAAGCAGCCGGTCGATGGAACACATCTAAGGGTGGCGACTACTTCGCTATCGGTGTGGGTGGTGCTGTGACTGGTAAGGGCGCTGACCTGCTCATTATTGATGACCCGCACTCGGAACAGGAGGCGGCGCTTGCCCAAGTGAACCCCGACATCTACGACAAGGTGTATGAGTGGTACACATCCGGCCCGCGTCAGCGTCTCCAGCCGGGCGGGGCGATTATTGTTGTGATGACGCGCTGGTCTATGCGCGATCTTACTGGGCAAGTAGTTAAGTCCAGTGCACAAAGAGGCGGGGATGAGTGGGAAGTTATTGAGTTTCCGGCTATCCTGCCATCTGGTAACCCGCTCTGGCCTGAGTTTTGGTCGCTGACCGAGTTAGAGGCGCTGAGAACTGAACTGCCGAACCTGAAATGGCAAGCGCAGTACATGCAGCAGCCGACTTCGGATAGTGCGGCAATCGTCAAGCGGGAGTGGTGGAAGATATGGGAGGAAGACCGCCCGCCGCCGTGTGACTACATCTTGCAGACATGGGATACGGCGTTCGAGAAGAATAGCCGCGCTGACTTCTCAGCCTGTACGACGTGGGGTATCTGGTACAACGACGAGGATCACGGCCTGCCTAACATTATTCTGCTCAACGCCTTCAGGGAGCGGATGCAGTGGATTGAGCTGAAGGAGACGGCGTTCAAGCACTACCAAGAGTGGGAACCGGATAGTGTGATGATCGAGAAAAAAGCAACCGGGGCCCCTCTAATATATGAGTTCAGGGCGATGGGCATCCCCGTGCAGGAGTACACCCCGTCTAAGGGGAACGACAAGATTACTAGGTTGAACTCGGTGTCGGACATCATTGCCTCTGGCAAGGTCTGGGTGCCACAGACTCGCTGGGCTGAAGAGTTGGTCGATGAGATCGCAAGCTTCCCCAGTGGTGAGCACGATGACTTGGTCGATGCGACGACACTTGCGTTGATGAGGTTCCGCGCAGGCGGCTTCATACGGCTACCTTCGGATGAGCCGGAAGAAATTAAGTGGTTCAAGTCTCAAAAGAATGCGGGGTATTACAACGTATGAATGGATATGACGATCTGGAAGCGTTTAAGGTCTGGTGGGAAAACACTCGCCCATTTAGCCCTCCTATAGAAGACCCGGTTACACAAGCCGGAGCTATCTATGGTGTCGTGCTTTATCGTCAGGCACCGTATCAGGTGCAGTTATTCATCATGCCGCCCAACTCTTCTATTGAGGACCATATCCACCCCAACGTGGATAGCTTCGAGGTATTCGTAGGGGGCGATATTGCTTTTCGCTGTAACGGCGAGGAGTATGCCCAGAATGTTTTAGGCGCAAGTATTCGCGTGCTTCCCGATAGTTGGCATGGCGGTAAGTTCGGTGAGCGTGGCGGGTGCTTTCTATCTGTACAAAAATGGTTAAACGGTGTGCCTCCTACTTCGGTAGGGCACGACTGGCATGACGCAGCCAACAATAGAGTTGGCATGGCTACTTTACTTAAGGATTAATCATGGCAATCGATAAAGGACTGTATGCAGCGCCTCTCGGCATCGCCGACGCAGCTGCGGCGGAACCGGACTTGGAGATTGAGATCGAAGACCCAGAGTCGGTGAAGATCGGCATGGATGGGCTGGAGATAGAGATTGAGAAGGGCGAGCCTACCGCTGAAGATTTTGAAGCAAACCTCGCTGACTTCATGGATGACGGCGAGCTACAGGGTTTGGGTGACGAGTTAATCGGTGACTTCACTGCTGACCAAGACTCACGCAAAGACTGGGTTGATGCTTACGTCAAGGGTATCAAGCTGTTGGGTCTGAAAGTGGAAGAGCGTAGCGAGCCGTGGTCTGGTGCATGTGGTGTGTTCCATCCGATGCTGACCGAAGCAGTTGTGCGGTTTCAATCAGAAGCAATCGTTGAGACGTTCCCAGCGATGGGGCCGGTTAAGACTCAAATCGTCGGCGCTATCGACAAGATGAAAGAAGACGCAGCAACACGCGTACGTGACGATATGAACTACCGTCTGACTGAAGAGATGGTTGAGTATCGCCCTGAGCACGAGAAGATGTTGTTCGCGTTGCCACTAGCAGGTTCGGCGTTCAAGAAGGTCTACTACGATCCGGCGTTAGGTCGGCAAGTGGCGATGTTCGTGCCCGCTGAAGACATGATTGTGCCGTATGGCGCGTCTAGTCTAGAGACCGCAGAGCGTGTGACTCATGTGATGCGTAAGACTCCTAACGAAGTGCGCAAGCTACAGGTAGCGGGGTTTTATAGAGACGTTGATCTTGGTGAGCCGCAGAATGTGCTGGACGACATCGAGAAAGAGAAGGAAAAAGATCAGGGCTACACAGGCAGTATGGATGACAGGTTCCGCATCCTTGAGATGCACGTGGAACTTGATCTGCCGGGCTTTGAAGATAAAGACAAGAAGGGCGAGCCTACTGGTATCGCGTTGCCTTACGTCGTCACTATTGAGAAGGGCACTGGTACGGTGCTCGCTATCAGACGCAACTGGTACGAGGACGACACACTCAAACTGAAGCGCAATCACTTTGTGCACTATGTGTATGTGCCGGGGTTTGGGTTCTATGGCTTTGGCTTCATTCACTTGATCGGTGGTTACGCTAAGGCAGCTACATCCATCATGAGGCAGTTGGTTGACGCGGGTACGCTTTCTAACCTGCCGGGTGGTATGAAGAGTAAGGGCTTGCGGATCAAGGGTGACGACACACCAATCGCACCGGGTGAGTTCCGTGATGTCGATGTGTCGTCGGGTTCGATCCGTGACAACATCCTGCCGCTGCCATATAAAGAGCCAAGTCAGACTCTTTTTCAGTTGCTCAACCAGATTATCCAAGAGGGTCGTAGCTTCGCCTCTGCTGGTGACATTAACGTCTCGGATATGTCTACGCAGGCACCGGTAGGCACAACACTGGCAATCCTTGAACGCACACTGAAGATAAGTACGGCAGTGCAAGCTCGACTGCACTATGCGATGCGTGGTGAGTTCAAGCTGTTAAAAGCGATCATCCGTGACTACACGCCAGAAGAGTACAGCTATACACCGGTAGATGGAGACCGTCAGGTCAAGCAGTCTGACTACGACCAAGTGGACATCATCCCGGTTAGTGATCCAAACGCTGCGACGATGGCTCAGAAGATCGTGCAGTACCAAGCGGTCATTCAGTTAGCTCAAGGTGCGCCTCAGTTGTACGACCTGCCGCTGTTGCATCGTCAGATGATCGAGGTGTTGGGCATTAAGAACGCAGCTAAGTTGGTGCCGACAGAAGAAGATGCACTCCCAACCGACCCGGTGCAGGAGAACCAGAACCTGTTGATGGGTAAACCTGTCAAAGCATTCATCGAGCAAGATCATGAAGCTCACATTGCTGTGCACATGGCAGCGATGCAAGACCCTAAGCTTCAGCAGATGATGCAGAGCAACCCAATGGCAGGAGCGGTACAAGCCGCAGCTATGGCCCATATCAACGAGCACTTAGGCTTCCAGTACCGCAAAGAGATCGAGCGGATACTCGGTGTCACGCTGCCGACCGAGCAGCAGAACAAGCAGATGCCTCCAGAAGTTGCCGCACAAGTTGCTCAGATGTCGGCACAAGCAGCTCAACGCCTGTTGATGACAAACCAGCAGCAGGCTGCACAAGAGCAAGCTCAGCAAGCAGCACAAGACCCCATCGTGCAAATGCAGATGCAAGAGCTTCAGCTCAAACAGCAGGAAATCCAGCGCAAGATGGAGAAAGACCGTGTCGATGCGCAGCTCAAAGCGCAGCAACTACAGGTCGAGCAGTCTCGCATCGCCGCTCAAGAAAAGATCGCAGGTCTACAAGTGGGTGCCAAGACTACGCATGCACAGAGAGAGTTGGACGCTCGCATGCAGGTCGAGGGTATCAAGTTGGGTCTGCAAGGGGCAAAAGACCGGCGGGAGACTCGCCGTGCAGAGCAACCGCCCAATAAGGGCAAGGAGAAGTAATGAACGATGGAACCGTCCTTGGGTACTTAAAAACTAAGTTTACCGAAGAGCAGCAGAGCAGAGTTGAGTTCCTTGCAGCTGGCAAAGCAGTCAGTTTGGAAGAGTACAAACACGTAGCCGGAGTGATCCGGGGTCTGGCAATGGCTACGGAAATCCTTGATGACCTCGTGCAACGACTGGAGAAATCTGATGAATAGTGCTGTAGACCTCTCGCAAGCTGTAGACCTGTCTGCTGTATTGGACAAGTCAGCCGATGAGAAAGCGAAGCAACTGCCGGAACCTGCGGGTTATCACGTTCTTGTGGCCCTACCTGAGTCTGAAGAGACATACGAGAGTGGCTTGATCAAGGCCGATGAGACCCGGCGGTATGAAGAAGTGCTGTCCACGGTGTTCTTCGTGGTTGCCCTTGGCCCTGACTGTTATAAAGATGAAAAGAAGTTTCCGACTGGCCCTTGGTGCAAGAAGGGTGACTTTATCCTCGCCCGCCCTAACACCGGCACCCGACTGAAGATTCATGGACGGGAGTTCCGGCTTATCAACGATGACTCGGTAGAGGCTGTCGTCCAAGACCCGCGTGGTATCTCGCGTGCTTAAGGAGAGTTAAATGAAAAACAACATGGAATTATCTGAGTTTGAGTTCCCCGACGAGAAAGAAGAGAAGGTTAAATCTGCCTCCAAGCAGGCTTCTTCGGACGAGGAGTTCAATATTGAGGTTGTAGACGACACCCCACCACAGGACAGAGGCCGCAAGCCAATGGCTGAGCCGCCGGAGGAGGTAACTGAGGATGAGCTGGCTTCGTATGACGAAAAAGTCCAGAAACGCCTTAAAAAGTTTACAAAAGGCTATCATGATGAGAGACGAGCTAAAGAGGAAGCCCTACGGGAACGTCAGGCTGCTGAAGAGTTCGCCAAGAGGCTCTACGAAGAGAACCTTACTCTCCAGAAGCAACTCTCTGATGGCTCTAAAATTTTTATTGAGCAGGGCAAGTCAACTGCTCAGCTGGAACTTGAACAGGCTAAGAAGCAGTACAAAGACGCCTACGAGAACGGGGATGTCGATGCTGTGGCGGAAGCGCAAGCTAAGATCGCACAGGCAACCCTGAAGCTTGACAAGGCTGAAAACCTTAGACCTATTGAAGTACAGGAAAAACCCGAGTATAGTCCACCCAACTCGGCAGCTCCCAAGGCTGACCAAAAGCTAAATCAGTGGCTGGAGGACAACCCTTGGTACGGAGATGAGTCATCTCCCGAGACCACGATTATGAGTGCTACCGCCCTTGGCGTGCACAACGCTCTAGTCAAACAGTATGGTCAGGGCTACGTTGGGACAGATGAATACTACGAGAAGATCAACTCTCGTATGCAAAGAAGTTTCCCCGATTACTTCGGGAGCCAAGAAGATCAGGATGAACCGGAGGAGCAGCCTCAACAGGCAGCGCCCCGAGCCAAACAGACTACAGTTGTAGCTCCGGCTACGCGTAGCACGTCGCCCAAGAAGGTAAAGTTAAGCGCTTCTCAGATAGCTATTGCTAAGCGTTTAGGTGTACCTCTGGAACTTTACGCCAAAAAGGTTGCTGAACAACAGGAGAATCGGTAATGGATGAAACACGTGTAAGTCGTGAACACAGCACGCGCAATAAGGCCCAACGCAAGGAGTCTTGGAAACCCCCAGAGTTACTCCCTGTGCCTGATCCTGAGCCCGGCTATAGATTCCATTGGGTTCGTGTTTCGACATTGAACTCGCCGGACCCGATTAATCTCTCTGCTAAACGACGTGAAGGCTGGGAGCCCGTAAAGGCTTCAGAACACCCTGAACTGCATTTGCATATTACTGACCCCGACAGCGCCAGTAAGGACGTTGTTGTGATTGGTGGGCTGATGCTCTGCAAGACGCCTGAAGAATTCGTTACGCAACGCAGCGGGTATTACCTAAAGCAAGCTAACGATCAGACGACGGCTGTAGATAACAGCTTCATGCGCCAAAGTGACGCTCGGATGCCTCTGTTCAATGAACGGAAATCATCTACGACCTTTGGCTCTGGAAAATAATTTTTTGGAGTTTAATCATGGCTTATCCTACTGTAAGTGCCCCTTACGGCCTACAGCCAATCAACTTGATTGGTGGTCAGGTCTTCGCAGGTGCAACTCGTCAGTTGCCGATCACCCCCACTATCGGTAACGGTGGTGGCTCGATCAACTACAACGTCGCAATCTATTACGGCGATGTAGTGCAGCTGAGTCAAGCAAACAGCACGATTATCAAATCGACGCTGGACACTGACGCAACCGCTGTTCCGGGCGTTGTTGGTGTTTTCTTGGGTTGCACCTATACCAACCCT